CTGCGCCGTTCAGGGTCAGCTTGCGAGAAGACCAGCTTGTACCATCGTTGCTATCGTTGCCACCTATGCCTACATAATAAGTTGCCATTATAAGCCTCCGTGCAGCTCTGGGTGTGCTTCCCAAAGTAGCTCTACTTTTCGTTCAAGCGGTGGCTCGGGTGCGGGTGCGTCCGTAAGCCCAAAGTAAGCTAAGATGTCATCAGAACTTCCGTTCCAGCGGTCAAGGTCAACATAATGAGATGCAACGCCATACTCCGAGCCGTTTCCCTTCTCGCAAGTCTGATGGATAAGCCATTTCGTTACACCTCTGGGTAAAAGTGGTGGCGGGTTTTTCTCTGGTGTATACAGCGGATACGGCAGAGCCTTTAGATAATTTGCAAGCCACCAGTCAACTTCTGGTAGCTTAGACACATCCACAAACTGGTCAATCCAGCTCGCTCGGCTGTAGACGATAGGATAGCGTCCAGTATGCGCCTTCACATATTCAAGACACTGCACCAACGTATCCGTAATTTTCGTTTTTGTTTGCCCGTGATCCAGCTCCATATCCAGTACCAAGCGGTCGGTGGCGATTGGTCTAACGATGTTCAGGAAGTGCTGCATCTGGCTGATGGCAGACTCTCCTGGATATATCACATGGTAAGCCATACGGGGGACTTTAATATTGTCCCAACTGTAGCGAAACCATTTGTCCTGATAGCCCCACGAGATGCCCGCTCTAACCGCTACGAACTCGCATTTGGCATTTATGATGTCAAAGTTGGGCTTGCGCTTGCCGTCCGAACTATATTGATAAGCCGATATGTCCACGCCCAGCGGAAATTCACTCATAATTCACCTCTTTTTAATTCTACCACTTTCACGCCCCCTTAGCATAAATAGCTAAACACCGCACCAGCTTTTTGCCCGATGCAGTCCATAATCCGCTGCCCATATCACTACAAAACACAATTTCCTGATTAGTTCCACCAATATACCATTTTGTTGCCCGTGTCAGAATAACCCCATTATCCATTGCCATCCCGAGCGCGCCACCATAAGAAACGTTTAGGTCAGCATTTACAGGCAAGTTAATTGCTGCATTGGTTGCATTCGAGGTGCCAGCAGTCATATCAATCAGCAGAAACACGATGTTTCCAATTACGGAATATTTAAAGATGCCAGTAATTGAATCTTCTACCCAGCCAGAATATTTTGGGACAAAGCTCGTCCATTTCCCTAAAGGGATAGATGGCAATTCGGTTTTTACAGTTCGGTCTGGAGCGACGAACTTATGATTGTACTTGTCTAACTCCATTTCGAGGCGGCGTATACGTCTTTCGAGGTCTGCAATAGAGTCGAGTGGCATGTTAACTCTTTCTCAATAGCATAAGCACCGTGTGACTTGGGTCATTAGCGGCGGCACCAGTTTCGCCAACGGTGTGGGTATGCGAGGCATTGTTGGCAATTGTTGCCGTAACCTGATGGCTATGCTTCACGCATACAATGCCTGGAGTTCCACCAGACGCAAACTTACCGCCCGTAATGCTGGACTGAACTGTTTTTGTGCCACCGTGATTGTGCCCTGCAACGCTTGAAAGTGAACAAGATGCATGGGTATGTGTGAGAGAGCCGCCCGTTCCACCAAGACTTGCAGCGTCTGGCGCCCCACGAACATACTTGCCCCCATAGGCAGTATGGTGAGTCCAACCAGATGGGATAGCGCCGTCAGAAAAAATATAGGTTCCAGCAGGAAAGTTTGCCATTAGGTTATCCTTTGAATATAGTGTAGGTATACATACGGCGGCAGATGGTTTGCCGCATTAGTTTCTGGGTATGTGTGGGTGTGAGCCGACTGCGTGTCAAGCGTGAGCGATAGGGCATTATGGGTATGAGGTGCGGGCGCAGTTTCAACGCCTGTACCAACTTGCTCAGAAATAGGTGTGCTGCCAGCCGATTGGTTGATTGTAACGCTAAGAGTATGGTTATGCTCGCCAGCCGAGCCAGTTGTTTTTGCTGGGTGAGTGTGAGTTTCTCGACCGCCAGAAACAAGCAAGTCCTCACCAGGAGGGTCTATGCCATAGGCGAACCTGTTAACCAAGTTGACCGTGCCGTTTTCTCCATTACAAATAGCCCAGCCGTTAGGCAGTGTTGCATAATCTATCATGACAATTGAGCCAATAGGTGCAATTTTAAGCCCGCCACTGGTATTCTTGATATAGTTCAGCTTTAGGAAGGGCGGATTTACATAATCAACTGATGCTGAGCTTGTCATTGCGGGATGGAAATGCCCGCCATTTTGTGACGTGTTGTTTGAGCTCGTAGTGTGGTTATGAATTCCACAGGCTTGTTTTACGAAATCAAAATAGCTATAAACATAATTTGAGGGAGATGTACTGGTTGAGCCAGATGTAGAATGCACATGAGCGTCATCTGTTGACGATGCTGGAATATTATGGACGTGACCAGAAAGCTTGTTTGTGGTAGCGGTCTTGTTAACAGATGTGTCTGTAGAAACTCTCACAAAGTGTAAGCCATCTACCTTAGTAAACCCAACTGGCGTGTCTGAGCCCGTATACATGATAATTCCGCCAGCAGGAACTTCCATCTCCTGAACAGGAACTTCAAAGTTCGCCGTAATGGATTTATTGCCAGTCATTATAACCGTAAGCGGATTAGTAGACCCGCTGGCGCTACCGCTCCAGTTTAGAAAGGTGTTTCCAGAGGCTGGGGTAGCCGTGAGCGTGACCTGTTCATTCTGTGCATATTTTGGCTTTTGGGGATTGACCGTCACAGAGCCACTACCAGACGGGCTCACGGTTACAGTCAATGTATATATATCCTCAGGCGGAGGAGGAGCAGTGCTTTCGAACACAGCGGTTATGGACTTGTTGCTGTTCATCGTGATAGTTAGCGGGTTAGTAGACCCGCTGGCATCTCCACTCCAGCCAATAAACGCATAATCAACACCTGGCTGAGCTGTTAAGGTTACCTGCTCAGGGTTCACATAATTGTTTTTCAGCGGGACAACAGTAACAGAGCCGCTGCCAGATGGGGATACATTCACGGTGAGGGTGTAAAAAAACAGGTTCTTAATCTTGGTTGTTTTCATTACTTCTTGAACACCAGCACAACATCCAAGCCATCGCCGCCACCACCAGCGGTACAATCAATCCACACTTCATCTGTGGAAGCGAAGGTTGTAGAGTTTCCCGCAGCGCTGCCAGTCTTCGCCCCAGAGGCAATAGAGGCAGTAGCTACCACAGTAGACCCGTTTTTCTTGACAGACACACTTACTGCAGAGGTGACAGGAGCATACGAGGTAAGGTAGACATTAGCAAGTGTGCAGCTATTCAATTCTGCTGTGATAGTCATCTTGCCAAGTCTGGGCGTGATAGCAGTGCCATTCGGGATGATAGTGTTATACAACATGTGCTTTTGCTTCAGCACCCCGCCCTCTATCGACATGTCGGCAGGCAGAGTAAGCCACTCAAGCTTGTTGGTGGTATCATTCCAGTAAAGCACTCTCTGCGCGTTCGGGTCGGCAAGCGCCTCTAAACCTAAAGGAATGAAGTCAGAATACTTAATGCCTTTGGTTCTATATTGAGCCACTACCTCTTCCGGGTCATAAACGGGAACGATGTCATTCGCCGTAGGAAGGGCAAGCGGTGTAAGTCCGCTGATTGGGGCAGGGTTGAAGGTTGGCATAATATCTCCTTTTATTCAGGGTCAGTTGGCGTTGTAGGCGTGAACCAAGACAAATCAATTATCGCATCCAAGCCATCGCCGCCAGAACCAGCGCTAATAACAATCCTTATCTCGTCATCTTTCGCAAGCTCTACATAGCCAGCCATGGGTACCCCGCCAGAACCGCTATACCCACCAGTTGCAATACCAACAGATACGGTTGCATCTGCACCTTCGACCGTTACTTTGCCAGCCACGGCAGTTGCGCCAACTACAGCATAGGTGTGTAATCTTAGCCCTGTAATGCTATAACCCGCCATGCTCGCTGGAACGGTAAGAATTATTTTCGTCACAGCGCTAATTTCAGTTCCTTTAGCGATAAGGGTGGAGTACAGATGCAAATCTTGGTGGATTGCATTTACTTTAGTTGTTAATTCGCTTATGTCTCCTGCCACCTCCGCCGTTAATTCTGTTTCAAGCGCAGCGAGGGTTGTGACCTGTGTGCCAACAGGGGCAAGGGGATAATCGTTAGGATAGACGATAATCTTGTCTGTGTCAGCAAGGGCATCCTTAGCAAGGAGCGTTCCAATTGGTTTTAAGTAATCTCGTAATGACATAGTAATCTCCTTATTTTATAACAGTAAAGTTTGTAAATTGACATAGGCATCATCGACCGTTTCGCATTGGTCGCCCCAGATAACTTTTGGGTCAGCCCATGTTCCCCTCATGATGGATTTTATCTGCTCCATCTTTATAGTTTCCTCAATGGCAAAACTGCCAGTATGCCAGTATTCGCCATGAACAAACAGAGGGGTTGGTCTTGGCAGTGTATACACCAAGAAGTCTATAATCTGAGAGCCAGCTACGCCACGAATGCCAAAGTCATATTGATATGCGTAATCAAGCTCCATGCGGTCAAGCGCCATAGCTACATTCGCCTCTTGGAGTGAGTCAACCTCAATTCCCTTGACAAGATATTTCCCGTCATCAGTTGGCTGCACATTTCGTGTAGCTTGTGGTTTGCTGCTTTCTTTAGTAACTGTATAAGCCATCTATACCTCAATCAGTGTGAATGAGCCGATGTGCTTGTATTCCTCTTGCCCACTCGTATCGTTGAATTTGTTGACTGTCTGGTAGGGGCGCAGAGAAGGCGGGTCAATCATCACGCTTATATTATCATACAATACGTTCTTACTTCGCATAATTAGCGGGGTTGAGTGCCTATCGCTTGACGCCCACTCCATAAGCAGGTTGTAGAAATCATCCTTATCGTCCAACAGGGGTCTCTTGTTAAGGTCGTTCATCGGTTCCAGCAGGAAGGTTATATTCCAAGTGCGCTTTACGGGAAGCCTAACAATACCCTTAGCTACCAGAGCGAGTAATCTTGGCGAGTTCTCATAGCCAGAATTTGAATACATTACTATCTTGAAGCGAATGCGCTTGCCATATAGGCTATTGTCATCTGTAAGCTTA